ACATGAATATATGTGCGGCAGTCTGCGGGGTGAGCGTGGAGACTCACTACGCGTAAACATCAATACAGGCCTGTGGGCTGATTTTGCAGGCGTCGACAAGGGTGGCGACCTTGTCTCTCTCTACGCAGCTATCCAAGGCGTTTCGCAAGGTGTCGCTGCGCGCGAGCTCGCACAATACGTCGGATTCCAAGCCTTGGAACCGGCTCCGATCAAACCTGCCATTCAACAACCGGTTCCACGTGAAACTCCGCAGCTGCCGCCTATTGATGCGCCAGTGCCAACGATGCAGCACCCAAAACATGGAGAGCCTTCGAATTCATGGACCTATAAAGATGCCGATGAAAACGTCCTCTTCTACATCGCACGATACGATACAGCCGAAGGCAAAGAAATCATCCCGTGGTCATGGGATGGTTCGAAGTGGGTAGCTAAGGGCTGGCCAGCACCGCGGCCGTTATTCGGTCTTCCGTACCTCAAGCAGAGGCCTTCTGCACCGGTCCTAATTGTTGAAGGTGAGAAGGCGGCTGTTGCAGCCCAGCAGATAGCTGGCCGTACCTATGTCGTCATCACCTGGCCGAATGGTTCCAAGGCCGTTTCTAAGGCTGACTGGACCCCAATATACGGCCGTAAGGTGCTTATCTGGCCTGATGCTGATACACCCGGTCTTTCGGCTGCCCATGAGCTCGCAACGCTACTGCAGCCCCATTGCCCTGAAATTAAGATCATCACACCAGAGTATCAGGACGGCTGGGACGCTGCCGATGCTCTTGACCAAGGCTGGGACTGGTCTCAATTCGCTGCATGGGCAAAACCTCGTGTGCAGCTCTTCACGGTTGAAGCGAAGGCCGAGGCCGGTAAGGCTATCGCGGCCGCTCAAGCTAACGTCCAGGTCAACGTCACAACGGAGCCAGACGACCCGGTCTCTGAATCACTGGTCATGCTGTATGAGCGCCTTGGTGTCGTCTGTACGGGGCAGGGAAACCCTGTCCTTAATATCAATAACCTGAATCGCATCTTCAGTGGACTACCTATCTTCAAAGGCGCCATATGGTTCGATGAATTCCACCGTAAGTACTTCACTACGCTCTGGACCGGTCAGCCGCGCGAGTGGCGCAATATCGATGACCTTAAACTGACCAACTTCCTTCAGCTACACTTCGGGCTTCTGAGACTATCAGACGATATCGTTAATAAGGCTATCCAGGTCTTCGCGCACCAGGACGTGCGCAACGAACCTAAGGACTGGATGGAATCGCTTGTCTGGGACGGTACCCCGCGAATCGAGACGTTTCTAATCGACTGTGCTGGGGCTATCGATAACGAGTACACACGGTCCACATCGCGGAATTTCTGGACCAGTATGGTTGCTCGTGTCTATCACCCTGGCTGCAAGGTCGATAACATGATTATCCTTGAAGGTGCGCAAGGCAAGCGCAAGTCCACCCTACTCGCGACCATCGGTGGCGCCTGGCACACTGAGTCAACGGAGGAAATCGGCTCCAAAGACTTCTTCCAGAGCCTCAACGGCAAATTGATTGTCGAATTCGCGGACCTTTCGAGCTGGTCTAAATCAGACGTCGATATCCTTAAGAAGACCATCACGTGCCGGGTGGACCGATACCGAGTGTCCTATGGCCGTGCCGCTGAGGACCACCCGCGCACATCGATATTCGCAGGGACCACTAACGAATCGATCTACCTCCGCGATGACACAGGCGCACGCCGGTTCTGGCCGATTAAGACCACGGACATCGATATCGAACGAGCTCGGGAGCTCCGGGACCAGCTCTTTGCGGAAGCGGTTCAGGCGTATAAAAACGGTGGCTCCTGGTGGGAAATGCCTGACTCAGCCTTTGAAGAGCAGGAGCTACGCCGTGTCGTTGATGAGTGGGAGCACGTAATCGCTGACTACCTACTCCATAAGACCGAAACGACGGTCAAGGACGTTGCGACCGAGGCGCTCAAGATCGATGTAGGCAAGCTCGATAAAACGACTCAAATGCGCATTGCGCGGATTCTGAAAGTCTTGGGCTGGGAACGCGAGACGTCTTGGATAGGTGGGAAGGCTCAGAAATTATGGGTCAGAGTCCATTCCCACGTAGCTGGTAAGGATGATGAAACGTGGTAATGCGTAAACCATTGGTATTCCTTATATATTACCACCTTTACCACCTTACCACCTTAATGGATAAAGAGTATAGGGAGTGTAGGTAACTAATATATATCACTACAGGTGATATATACAGGTATTAGCTACTAAAACTTGGAAATCATAAGAAAAGGTGGGGTGGTGAGGTAAGGTGGAAAGCTTTTTATGAACGTATCGCAGAATAAATGTGCCCGTTGTGGCCATGAATGGATATCGAAGCAGGCTTGGCCAGAACGCTGTGCCGGTTGCAAAAAGAAATTCTGGTGGCGTCCGGCTCGCGTTAGTACGCCCAAGGTTAAACGATCTTGCGATAGGCCTGGTAGACCATCAACTTACCCGTTTGACCAGCTAGAAGTGGGTGAGAGCTATCTGGTGGCCTGGTTCGCAGACAAACATGGCCGGCCTGATTCAGTGCGCAACTACAACATCACTCGCGCGGTGATTAGGCTGGAAGAAAAAGGTGAGAAGAAGTTTCGAAGACAACCAACAAGCCGCGGGTTATTGGTGACCCGTTTGGCGTAAACAAGGGGGTGAGAGTGAACGAAATAATAGAATTTACGGTTAAGTGCAAGATGAAGCAACGATGGATGCCGCATTTTATATCAATGTTAAAGGCCATGCAGTCTTACGGAAGTATGGGCTGTAGTCGTTATGTGGGGATATATTCGGATGGTGACGGTGATTTCAACCCAAGATTTCAATGTGACCTAATGGATAGTCCAGAAAATATAGTTAAACCAGTGAGCGACAAGAACGGTGATCTTACGTTTGATGCCGGTTAACAAAGGGGTGACTATGGAAAACGAAGTCGGCACTAAGCCCGCCAAGGAGATTAAGTGGCCGCTAGTTTATGACATTGATAAAGATGCCATATCTTCTCAAGATGCTTGGTGGAAAAATGGTTTTAACAACGGAGTGCAGAAGTCTATCGCCGCATACGAAGCGGCAAGGGAGGGGAAGTGATGCTAGTTAAAGCGAAGAAGGGATTTAAATTTGCAAATGAGGGAGATTGTCTCTTTGTCGATGAAGAGCGAGGAGTAAATATTGAATCTAGATTTACGTCATACCATCTTACCTTAAAGGAAATTGAATTGGCTATTAAAGATGGCGAGTTGGAAGTAGTGGAAAACAATCCCATGAAAAATAACGAAGCCCCACAGGTCGAGGAGGAAGTCGAAGAATTGGCAAATCTAATTGCGGGCTATAAAGCAAGAATGCAGGTCACGGACCGTGGATTGATGAGCCACGAAATTGCTGGAATTATTATCGCCGCAGGATACCGCAAAAGAGGAAGCAATAGAAAACCATATTGATGGTGATTCGCCTGACTCAGTAGCCGTCTAACTCGTCGCAGCTCTTTCGCGATTGCCTTCCTCCGCATTGCCTCTATCGGGTGTCGTTTGTCGTTCACACTGGAAGTATGTCACCTGGAAGGCGTCGCGCAAGGGCTATAAGTGACCATTAAAAAAGCGTTTTCTGTATTGCTAAAATCACAACACTCATGTAGGATTGAGATAATGGAAACAAGTGTGGAAAGAAAAAGCCGCATTGAGCGGACTAATAAACTGCTCAACGACCCCGCTGGCACTATGGACGTCATCTTTGCCGACGTCGCCAACGGTGGGTCGCTGATTGATCTTTGCCACCTCTGGGACGTTCGTTATTCGGACATCATCAACTGGATTGACAAAGACCATGAGCGTCGACGTCGGTACGAAAGCGCATTGTCTGCCAATAGTGAATGGGCAATTCAGCGTGTGCTTAAAGAGGTGCGTTCACTCGCCTTCATCGATATCCGAAAGATATTCCACGAGAATGGTGCGCTGAAGGACATTAAAGACTGGCCTGAAGAGGCAGCCCGCGCAATCGCCGGCGTTGATGTGTTCGAAGAGCATGAAGGCACTGGCAAAGAGCGGACCTTTATCGGATACACGAAAAAGGTGAAGCTGGCCGACAAGCTCAAGGCGCTTGAATTCTTGGGAAAGAACCTTCACATGCTAGTCGACCGCGTTGAACACAGCGGCAAGGTCACGCTTGAAGAGCTCGTCGCTGGCAGTCAGAAAGGTGGTGGTACAGATGGTCAAGAAACCAAAGCCTAAACCAAGACCGAAGTACTGATATGAACGCAGCAGCCTCACGTATCCGCACCTGGCGCGAAAACCCTGTCCAATTCGTCAACGATAACTTCCAAGTCGAACCTGACGCGTGGCAACGCAAAGCCCTTGAGGCCTTCGCATCGAACAAGCCCGAGCACATGCGCATCAGCCTTCAAGCGTGCGTCGGTCCTGGTAAGTCGGCTGTACTCGCCTGGTGTGGCTGGAACTTTCTTGCCTGTTACGGTGAACGTGGCGAGCATCCCAAAGGAGCTGCCGTCTCCATCACCGCAGACAACTTGAAAGATAACCTCTGGCCTGAGTTTGCCAAATGGCAAGGCCGTTCTGAATTCCTTAAGGCTGCATTCCAGTGGACTAAGGAACGCGTCTTCGCAAAAGATCATCCTGAAACATGGTTCATTTCCGCGCGGTCATTCGCCAAGAGCGCTAATGCTGAAGAGCAAGGTCGCACACTCTCTGGTCTGCACTCGAAATATGTCCTCGCACTCATGGACGAAACCGGCGAAATGCCCGTCGCTGTGGCGAAGGCTGCAGAGCAGGCACTGTCCACGAATCCGAAATTCGGCAAGATATTGCAAGCTGGAAACCCTACGTCGCTCGATGGAATTCTCTATGCTGCGGCGTCGAGCTTACGTCATCTGTGGCATGTCATCCGAATCACCGGTGACCCCGATGACCCTGAACGTTCACCGCGTATTGATATCGAGTGGGCACGTCAGCAGATCAACACGTTTGGCCGCGATAATCCGTGGGTCATGTCATCGATTCTGGGATTGTTCCCGCCATCTTCTATAAACACACTGCTTGGTCCCGACGAGGTTGAAGCCGCGATGAATCGTCATCTTCGTGAGGACCAATACAGTTGGGCACAGAAACGTCTAGGTATCGACGTTGCACGATTCGGTGATGACCGTACGTGTATCTTTCCACGTCAAGGACTCGCTTCATTCCGACCAGTCGTCATGCGTCATAATCCAGCCACGGACAAGCCATCCGTCGATATCGCCAATCGCGTGATGATAGCGAAGCAACGCTGGGGCAGTGAGTTTGAAGCGTTTGACGATACCGTCGGGTGGGCACATGGTGCCATCGACGTTATGCGTGCGGCTGGTCACTCTCCGTTGGCTGTCGACTTTGGTGGCAAGTCGATTGACCCGAGATACTTCAACAAGCGTTCTGAAATGTGGATGGAAATGGCCGCATGGATTCGTCGGGGTGGAGCCTTACCAAAGATTCCTGAATTGGTTCGTGAGCTCTGCGCGCCGACGTTCACCTACAGCGGCGGAAAGTTTCTGTTGGAACCAAAGGACATGATTAAGAAACGTATCGGTGTGTCGCCTGACTTAGCTGATGCACTCGCGTTGACGTTCGCACTCCCCGACATGCCAGCGTCAATGTCTATACCAGGCTTGCAAAATACCCAAGGAAAGCTTCTCTCCGAGTACAATCCGTTCGACCCTTCCCGAGTGTAGGTCTTCTCCCAACACTAATAATTTCTGATATTTGCGTTGACTGTGTGTTGAGATTATCGCAATATAGAGTTAAATGATATCCGTACGCAGGGCAGAACAGAAAGACCTTGACTGGTTGGTTAGCGAGCTACAGAAATTCGCGACGTTCTTTGACTCCGTCCACTCAATGTTTGACGAAACGCACTGGCGCCAAGGGCTCTCTGGAATGATCGAGTCGCACCTTGTTTTGGTGGCTGAAAAGGAAGGTGTTGGCCTAATTGGGCTGATTGCCGGGTTTGTGTGTCCTCACCCGTTCAACCCAAAGATTAGAGTCTTAAGCGAGTCGTTTTGGTGGGTCACAGAGAGTCATAGGCAGTCTAGAGCTGGCGCAATGTTGCTGGCTGAATACATGAAATGGGGCGAAGCAAATTGCCAATGGATTCTCATGGCTTTGGAGGCGAATAGCCCTGTTAATGAAGAAACACTTTTGAAGCGTGGGTTCAGATTAAAAGAGCGTGCCTATCTGAAGGAGGTTGTTTGATGGCAATAGCATCGTCAACGATTGTGGCAATTGCCGCGGTAGCTTCAGCTGCCGTAGCAGCAGGCAGCGCCGCGTATAGCATTAAAGCCAGCGAAGATGCAAAGGCTGATGCGAAGAAAGAAGCGAAGAAGCAGGAAGCTAATCAACGTCGCATGGAAGACGAATTAAAGAATCGTCAGCTTAATGAAGAAAGCGAAGCTAACGCTAACGCTGCTCGTGACCAGGCTCGCAACAGGCAGAAGCAGATGGCCGCAGCCGCTACTGGAAGACGCGACACGATTCTGACAAGCCCTGTCGGTGTAACTGGAAGCGCGCCGGCAGCCCAAAAAACCTTACTCGGACAATAACTGATGCCTGAACCGGAATCAAAGCGTAAGCAACTCGAAACACTCCGCGCAACATTGGCCAATGAGCGCACATCTTTCGAAGCTCACTGGCGCGATTTGGGCGACTATATCCTTCCCCGACGTCCTCGTTTCACTGTCTCTGATGTCAACCGAGGTGACCGTCGTAATCAAAAGATCATTGACGCAACCGCAACTCTAGCCGCACGCACACTACGGTCCGGCATGATGGCTGGCATTACATCGCCAGCTCGCGACTGGAAACGGCTGACGACTCCTGACCCTGACCTAGCTGAATTTGGACCGGTTAAGAGCTGGCTACACATCGTCAACCAGCGCATGTCAACCGCGTTTCTGCGTTCGAACCTCTACCAGTCTTTACCTATCGTCTATGGCGACCTTGGTGTGTTCGGTACTGCCGCCATGATGATCGAAGAAGATTTAGAAGACGTCATTCGCTGCTATACCTTTCCCATTGCCTCTTACATGATTGCGAATAACGACAAGCTGAAGGTCGATGTGTTCTTCCGCGAATTCCGCATGACCGTTCGCCAGCTTGTTATGAAGTTTGGCCAGAAAGACGCGAAGACTGGCCGTCCGATGTGGGAGCACTTTAGCACGCAGGTTAAGAACCTCTGGGAACGTGGCGACTATGAGCAATGGATTGATGTGTGTCACGTGATTCGCCCTAATAGCGAATACAACCCTGACATGATTCATTCGAAATATAAGAAGTACGCAAGCTGCTACTACGAAAAGGGGTACATGGGCGGCGCCGAAACGAACTATATGACCGGTGCCGATGACAACCGATATTTGCGTGAGTCTGGCTATGACTACTTCCCGGTCCTCTGCCCACGCTGGGAAGTAACGGGCGAAGACGTTTACGCAACCGACTGCCCTGGCATGACAGCGTTGGGTGATATTAAGCAATTGCAACTTGGCGAGAAGCGCGCCGCGGAAGCCATCGATAAGATGGTTCGCCCACCTATGACTGGACCGTCATCGCTTAAAAACGCCAAAGCATCTATTCTGCCGGGTGACATCACCTTCGTTGATGTGCGTGAAGGGCAGCAAGGTTTCCGGCCGGCTCATGAAGTCAGGCCACAGATTCAAGACCTGGAATACAAGCAAGACCAAGTCCGTCAGCGCATTCGTCGCGCGTTTTTCGAAGACCTATTTTTGATGCTGGCCAATACAGACCGAAGGGAAATCACCGCACGTGAGATTGAGGAACGCCACGAAGAAAAGTTGTTGGCTCTTGGACCGGTTCTTGAGCAGCTGAACCAGGACATGCTTGACCCTCTTATTGATATCACGTTCGACATGATGGTTCGTCAGGGCGTAATTCCTGAACCGCCCGAAGAGCTTCAAGGCGTCAATCTTAAAGTCGAATACATATCCATCATGGCTCAGGCTCAAAAACTCATCGGCATCAGTGGTGTCGAACGCTTTGCCGGCTTTGTTGGGAATATCGCATCACAAACTGGCGACCCGACTGTTCTGGATAAGGTCGACGTTGACCAGATGATTGATGTTTACGGGGATTTGACGAGCGTTCCGCCTGGCATCGTGCGACCGGATGAAGCGGTTGAAGCGATTCGTACTAATCGCGCACAAGCACAGCAAGCGGCGCAGAAGGCTGAAATGATCGCAGGTGGGGCTAAGGCAGCAAAAGACTTGGCTAGCGCAGATATGAGTGGAGATAACGCGCTGACGCGCCTATTGGAGCAAGCAAAGGCCGGCCAGCTGTCACCGGAATAACAAATCGAAAAGGAGACATCGATATGGCTAAAGTTGTGAAGGTTTTTGAAATCTCAGAAGTATCTCTTGGCGATAGCGTTCGGGAAGTCCCGAGCACAGCGGGTGCCAAGCTTGTCACCGAAACAGACACGCAAACACTTACGAACAAAACGCTGACATCACCGACCGTTACTGGTCCAGTCACGACGGGCGAAGTTGTCAATGCAACGGCAGCGACGCTTTCTATAAGTGCTGCGACTCATGCTGGTCGCATCGTAACGCTGAATCGCGCGGCCGGCATCACTGTCACAATGCCAGCTGCGACTGGCAGTGGGAATCGCTATCGATTCATCGTCGGAACGACCGTTACGTCGAATCAATATCGTTTCGATGTGACTGGTAACGACGCCTATTTCGGCAACATCTTTGGTGCACAAGACGGCGGCGCGACTGTTGAGGCATGGGAAGCTGCCGCAGACTCCGACCGCATTGACCTTGACGGTTCGACAAAGGGCGGTATCAAGGGCGATTACTTGGAATTCGTCGATATTGCAACCGATACATGGTTCGTGTGCGGAAAGATCGCGCAGACTGGCACTCAAGCAACGCCGTTTACAACGGGAGCAGTTAGCTAACGCATGAGTGGACAGAACGCATTAGTTAGAAACGCCGCTGACCCTGAGCAGGTTAAGGAAGCGGAAGGCAAGGCCAAACGCGGCCGTGAGCGTGAAATCTCTGACGTCGCGTACCTCTTACAGTTTCCGCAATTCAGACGATTCGTCTGGCGGTACCTGGAACCTTTGGACCGTATTAGTGCCCAGCAGTCAGGTTCATGGACCTACTTCGCTGAAGGCGAGCGGAATCAGGCTTTAAAGATCAAAGCCGACATCATTGAGGCGAATCCACAAGCACTCGTCGACATGATGATCGAGAACAAGGAGAAATAAATATGACCGTTGAAACCACGAACTCACCCGCACAGGCGACAACCGACGCGGGAGAGGTGAAGCAGCAAGAGCAGAAACCCGCAGAGCAGACGACTGCTACTAAGTCGACAGAGCAGAAGCCAGCTGAAGCGGGCAAGGAAGGCACGACAGGACAGAAGACGGAAGAGCAGAAGGCAGCCGTACCCGAAAAGTACGAGCTCAAACTGCCAGAGGGTTCCCCGCTAGACGCGTCTGCCATTGAGAGGATTGCCGCCGAGGCTAAGGCGCAAGGACTCACCAATGAGCAGGCACAAGCGCTCCTGGTGCGCGAATCCAATGCCGTCAAAGGGTTCTGGAATGCCACGCAAGAAAGAGTAAAGAAGGAGCAGGATTCGTGGGTTGAGAAGTCGAAAAGCGATGCTGAGATTGGAGGCGATAACTTCGTCCGAAATACTGAGCTTGCACACCGCGTTCTTCAGAAGTTTGGCAGCGAAGAGCTGTTGAATGAGCTCGATAGGACACGGTACGGCAACCACCCTGAGCTAGTTCGCCTGCTGTCACGTATTGGAAAAGCGATGTCTGAAGACCAGCTTGTCCTTCCCAATTCTCAAGGAGGAACCAAGCGAAGCATAGAGGACATCTTTTACGGAACTAACGAACAACAATAAAGGAGTAACACACTATGGCTACTATCGGCGCAAGCGTATTAACTCTTGCTGATTGGGCAAAGCGTTTGGACCCTGACGGCAAGGTTCCATCCATCGTCGAGCTTCTGTCTCAGACAAACGAAATCTTGGCTGACATGCTCTGGAAGGAAGGCAACCTTCCCACAGGCGAGCGTGTCACCGTACGTACTGGTTTGCCGACTGTTGCATGGCGCTTGCTCAACAACGGTGTAACGCCGTCCAAGAGCACGACTGCACAAATCGACGAGCAGTGCGGCATGTTGGAAGCCTGGTCTGAAGTTGACAAAGACCTTGCTGAGCTCAACGCAAACACGTCTCAATTCCGTCTCTCTGAGGCGCAAGCCTTCATCGAAGCTATGAATCAAGAAATGGCTTCGACTTTGTTCTACGGAAATAGCGGTACAGCTCCCGAAGAGTTTACTGGTTTGGCTGTCCGTTATTCCGATATCGGTTCGGGTTCTCCTGAGAACGCCCAGAACATCTTGGACGCTGGTGGTACTGGTTCCGACAATTCATCCGTCTGGCTGGTTGTGTGGGGAGCCAACACTTGCTACGGAATTTTCCCCAAGGGTAGCAAGGCCGGCTTAGTCCATGACGATATGGGCTTAGTCACCGTCGAAACGACTGCTGGCATCGCTGGTAACCGTATGCGCGCTTACCAAGATCGTTGGCAATGGAAGTGTGGTATCGCGTTGAAAGACTGGCGTTATGTTGTCCGCGTCTGCAACATCGATATCAGCAACCTCGTCGCCAAATCGTCCGCGGCTGACCTTATCGAGTACATGATTAAGGCCATTCACCGCGTGCCGAATATCCGCATGGGTCGCGCTGCGTTCTACATGAACCGTAGTTGTTTCCAAATGCTCGATATTCAGCGTCGTGACGACATCATCAGTGGCGGCGGTCTCCGCTACGAGCAAGTCGATGGTGTAGCAACTCCGACATTCCGCGGAATTCCTGTTCGCATCTGTGATGCGCTCACGGAAACCGAAAGTCGCGTGACCTAGTCGGTAGTAGCGGATGTTGAATTCGGTATTAACAACTCAAAATAAGGAGAAACGAACATGATTCTTGATAATCAAACTCTTCTGTCAGATGCCCAAGCAATCACTGCTGATGCGGCATCCACAAATACATACGACCTTGGGGCTGCCAATAAGTTTGTCGCAATTGGCGAACCCTTGGGCGTGTTCTTTACTATCGACGTTGCAGCTGATGCTGCAGACGCCGATGAGACCTACGAATTCCAGGTCATTCAGTCCGCAAATGCGAATTTATCTTCGCCGGACATCTTAATCAAGACCGACACGACTTACATCAGCCGCTCAACGCTCGTGGCTGGTTACAAGCTCGTGTTGCCAATTCCTCCGGGATTGGTGACGAAGCGATACCTTGGCGCTTACTACAACGTTGGCGGAACTTCGCCATCCGTCACTGTAACCGCTTGGATTGCTCCGTTGTCGATGGCTCAGAACGAGAAGTATTACGCTGACGGAATCACCATCAGCTAGTACGTAGAACGATAAATCCGGTACTCAGCGCCGGCAAGGGGAGTGCGCAGGCTCCCCTTCATTAAAGGAGAACGAACGATATGGCAAAGATCAAAGTCAAAGTCACCAAACTAGGCTACTACGATCTAAAGCGAAGACGTCCAGGTGAAATCTTAACCATCGACGAGAAGCTGTTTTCCAAAAACTGGATGGTTAAGGTCACTGATGAACAGGTCAAGTCATCCAAAGCGGCCAAGGTGCAGCAAGAGGAACTCCCCGAAGTTGCGACCGGAGACGCTGACGTTATCTAAGGAAAGGGACTGCTATGGCAGACGCCGTAACAACAAACAAGATTATTGAGACAGCTACGCATTACGTCGTGCATCTGACGAACATATCAGACGGTACTGGCGAATCTGCGGTGGTTAAGGTCGATAAGTCCGCAATCGAAGTGGCTTCTGATGGAGCTGAACCAAATTCGCTCGATATCGAAGAAGTCCGCTGGGCCATTCAGGGATTCACGAGCGTACGGATTTTGTGGGACCACACAACAGATGACCTTGCGCTCGTCCTTTGTGGCAGCGGCTACGACGACTTCACCGGCAAAGGTCGCATTCCTGGTTTCACGGGAACGAGTGGCCTAAAAGACCCCCGTTCGGCTGGTGGCACCGGTGACATCCTGTTAACCACAAATGGAGGTTCAAGCGGTGCCACATATGACATCACCCTGTGGCTTCGTAAGAATCCTAACGCGTAATGAATCGAACACGTTTAATACATAGCAACAACTCGCGTGTGCCGTCCAGGGTTTTCGAAGGCGACTCCTTTACAAAACTACTGATTCATGGTGACGGCGCCGACGGAAGTACGACGATTACGGATACGTCGGCATCCAGTCACGTTCCGGTAGCAGCTGGTCACGCCCAAGTTGACACAGCGCAAAAGAAATTTGGGACTGGCTCGCTCTTGTTCGATGGTACCGGCGATTACGTTAGGGTTCCGAATCACGCCGATTTCAATGTCGGTTCTGGCGACTGGACTATGGATTATTGGGTCCGCTTTGCAACCGCGGATTTTATGCAGTATTTGGGTCGCATCAACGGAAACAGCCCCTTTCAAGGCTGGTACATGGTCAAGACCGCTGCTGGAAATCTTAACTGGTACACCAGCAGCAATACTTTAAGACTCGCATCGTCCGGTGGTGAGCTCACCACAAACAACTGGCATCACATTGCAATTGATTCGTTCAGCGGAACGATCAGGGCTTACATCAACGGAAACAGCGTCGCAAGCTGGGCCGGTACAGTGGAGAATTTCGAAACAGACTTAATTATTGGTGCGTGGGTCGCAAATGGTGGCAGCTCATTGAATGGCTGGATAGAAGAATTTCGATGGAGTAAGGGTATCAGCCGATATCAGGGAAGCAACTTCACTCCACCGACATCTGCTTACAGTTAAGGGGGAGTTATGGCATCAGAAACTGAAATCTGCAACATGGCGTTATCGCATCTAGGTGTTAGTAAGGAAATCGCGAACCTTGAGACAGAACGTAGCGCTGAGGCTAGCGCGTGTCGCCGTTTCTATGACATGACTCGCGATGAAGTATTGCGCGGATTCCCCTGGCCGTTTGCCACGAAATTTGCCGCGCTTGGGCTAGTTTCTGATTCCGACGACGATGACCACGGAAATGACGAGTGGGATTATGCGTACCGCTACCCCACTGATTGTTTAAAGATGCGTCGCATCAAGAGTGGAACGCGAAACGACAGTCGATCATCGCGTGTTCCTTACATCATCGCCAAAGATGACGAAGGTAAGTTGATCTACACCGACCAGGAGGACGCCGAGGCAGAATACACAGTGCTCGTCGACGACCCTGGTTTATACCCGCCAGATTTCGTTATGGCGTTATCGCTTCGCTTGGCTGCGTATATCGCGCCGCGTCTGACAGCTGGTGACCCATTCAAGATGGGCGACAGATCGTTGAAGTTGTATGTGCTGTCACAAGCAACCGCCGAGGCGAATGCTGTTAATGAGCAACAGGACGAAGACACACCCGACCCGGATTTAATTAGAGCAAGGGAATAGTTTTATGGCTTCGATTGCACAACGATCATTTGCAGGCGGTGAAATTGCGCCTTCCCTGTATGCCCGTGTTGACGTCGTCAAGTATGCAACCGGCTTGCGGACGTGTCGCAACTTTTTCGTCATGCGTCACGGTGGTGTTTCGAATCGACCAGGCACTTCATTCGTCGGTGAAGTAAAGGACTCGACGAAGACGGTTAAGCTCCTACCGTTTGTCTTTAACTCAGATCAAACCTACGTCCTTGAATTCGGAAACCTCTACATGCGGGTTATTCGTAACGGCGCTCAGGTGACTGAAACCGCGCAGAACATCACCGGTATTACGAACGCTAACCCGGCCGTTGTTACCTACGCTGGCGCTGACAACTACGCTAACGGCGATGAAGTCTATATTTCCGGAATAGTCGGACCTATTGGCACATATCTTAACGGCCGCAATTTCAAGGTAGCCAACGTCAACGCGGCTGCTAATACATTCTCGCTTCAGTATATGGACGGCACGGCCGTCAACTCCACAGGTTTCGGTGCTTACACCTCCGGCGGAACCGTCGCAGAAGTCTATACGATTACGACTCCTTATGTCGAAGCGGACCTACAAGATTTGCAGATTGCGCAGTCAGCTGACGTCATCACGATTGTTCACCCAAACTATGCACCGCGGGAGCTCTCACGTACTGGACATACGAGCTGGACGCTATCGACAATAACCTTTGAACCAAACACGGCCAGACCAGCTGGTGTCACAGCGACGGCCGGTGGTGCCGGTTCGAATACCTATCGCTATAAAGTGACGGCTATCGACTCCGAGACGTTCGAAGAGTCGCTTGGTGGGCTAAACACGTCGTCGAACAATATTACTGCAATCTCGCAAGCGAACCCAGCCGTTGTGACCTATGCGGGTGCGGATAACTTCACAAACGGCGACACTGTTTATATCACCGGTGTCGTTGGTATGACTCAGGTTAACGGTAAGGAATTCACTGTCGCGAACGTCAATACCGGAGCGAATACATTCGAATTGCAGGGCATCAACTCGACGTCGTACACCGCATATTCTTCTGGTGGAACGATCAATCGTGTGTCAGTAACGCTCACCTCTGCTGCAGCGCCTTCGGCTAGCGCTCCGCATGTCGTTTCTTGGACCGCTTCTTCAGGGATAGCCGAGTACAACGTCTATAAGGAATCGAACGGTGTGTATGGGTTCATAGGCGTCGCGTCGGGAACATCGTTCAACGATGTTGGGATTGACGCTGATACAACGGACACACCGCCAGCGGTCCGAAATCCTTTCAATGCAACGGGCGATTATCCTTCGACTGTAACCTACATCCAGCAACGCCGCGGGTTCGCGAACACTGACAACGATACTGAAAAGGTCTGGCTGAGTCGCTCAGCCAACTTTAAGAACTTTACCGTGAGCTCTCCGCTTCAAGATGATGACGCGGTCACTTTCACGGTGGCTGGACGTCAAGTCAATGAAGTGCGGCACATGATCGACTTAGGGAAGCTGCTCATATTTACGTCAGGCGGTGAGTGGGTCATTGACGGGGATAGTGCTGGGATTATCCGGCCGGGCGAAGTCAATCCGAAGGCTCAATCCTATTACGGTGCGAATACGCTGCCGCCTATCATCATCGGCGGAAACGCCCTTTACGTCCAGGCGCGCGGCTCTATCATCCGCGACTTGGGCTTTGACCTTCAGACCGATGGCTACCGCGGTAATGACCTGACGATTTTTTCAGCTCACCTGTTTGATGGGTACACCATCGAAGATTGGGCTTACCAGCAGATTCCGCATTCGATTGTGTGGACCGTCCGTAGCGATGGAAAGCTTATTGGCCTGACCTACGTTCGTGAGCATCAACTATGGGCATGGCATCGTCACGACTTCGACGGGACCGTTGAAAACGTCTGCTGCGTTCCTGAAGGAACCGAAGACGCTTTGTATTTGGTTATCAAGCGGACGATTAACGGAGCAACTAAGCGATATATCGAACGCTTGGAATCGCGCTTCGTTGATACCGATGCCATTGAGGATTCAGTGTTTGTCGATTGCTCGCTGTCCTATGACGGTCGGAACACCGCCGCGACAACGATGACGATGTCCGAATACAACTCTGGCGGGTGGCTATATACGAGCACGATTACGCTGACTGCCAGCGTCTCTTATTTCACATCTGCAGACGTCGGGAATGAAATTCACCTGACCGGCTCCGGTGGCGACGTCATTCGTTTCGAGATTACCGAGTATGTCAGCGGGACCGTGGTTCGCGGTAAGCCTCACAAGACAGTCCCTGCGTCTATGCGGAGTGTTGCGATTACCACATGGACTAGAGCGGTCGACGAGGTAACAGGTCTTTGGCACATCGAGGGTGAGAGTGTGAGCGTCTTGGGTGATGGATTTGTTGTTGCCAATCCTAATAACGACGCCTACACCGTTCGCACCGTCACGAACGGAACCGTGACGCTCGATAAGCCTTATGGGGTAATTCACATTGGGCTGCCGATTACCGCGGACATTGAAACGCTGGACATCGATACCGCACAAAGCGAGACCTTAGCCGATAAAAAGAAGATTGTCACGAAGGTGACTCTGTTTGTGGAAACTTCGCGTGGTGGTTTCATAGGTGGTGAACCTCCGACTAATGATGATGACGACCCGCTTGAAGGACTGTATGAGCTGAAGGTCCGCAATGCAGAGGACTATGACAACCCTGTCGCACTCGCGACTGGCACAGTCGATGTGAACATTGAGTCGGGCTGGAATTCAAACGGACGAGTTTTTATTAGACAAGTAGACCCACTGCCACTGTCAGTTTTGGCTGTGGTTCCATCAGGAATGATGCCTTTTAGGGGGTAACGATTATGGGAGTGAGTACAGGCGCATTAATGGCGGTATCAACGGCAACTTCCGCTTTGTCAACTGCGGCGACGGCTTATAACCAGGCGCAAACAGCAAAGATGCAAGGCGACATTCAGAAAAGCCAGTACGAAGCTAATGCACGAATGGCGAATCTTCAAGCCGAGGATGCCATCAAGCGTGGCGACAAGGAAGCGTTAGCGCATAAGAAGAAGGTTCGCCAGTTGATCGGTGCCCAGCGTGCAGCTCTGGCAGCTCAAGGAATCGAGGTTGATTCCGGCTCCGCTCTTGACGTCCAGATGGATACAGCCGCATTAGGCGGTGAGGATATTTTAACTATTAAAAACAACGCCTGGCGTGAGGCATGGGGTTATCGTGTGCAGGCTGAGGATTATAGAAATAAGGGTACATGGGCCAAGATGTCCGGCCGCAATGAAGCTCGCAATACTCTGCTGACTGGTGGGATGACGATTGCCAAAGACGTCACTGCAGGGCTGTATTCGTATGAGTACGGCAAAACAACAAAGACAACCAAGACGACGAAGGTGTAGGAATTATGCCAACCGTCCAACGATATGGAGAACCGAAAGTACAGGCGCAAGGAATACCAAGCGTCCGAGTTAGCGCTGCCCCTGACCGTGAAGCACTTGGTGGTGGCGATTCACTAAATAGGCTGAATGCCGCTAACCAGGGCATGGCTGGTGTCGTCCAGAAGATAGCTATTGAAGAACGCGAAAAGGCGGACGACGCGGTAACCAAGGAAGGTTACGCGGAACTCCTGCGGCGCAAGAATGAATTGCTCTGGAACACTGAGAGCGGCGCTTATACGCGTAAGGGTAAAGACGCATTCGGCGTCATCGATGAATATGGCGCGCAGTTTGACAAGCACGCGGACGAAATCGAAAAGAGCTTGATTAAGAATAACCGTCAGCGCGAGATATTCAATGGTCTGCGGCTCAAGATTCGCGGAGAGTTTGACGAAGACTTACAGAAGCATACGTTTAAGGAATCTCAGGCCTATAACGAGCAAGTGACCGAATCTGGAATCAGCGCGGCTCAGAATGACGCCGTTCTGAACTACCAAGACCCAAAGAAGATCATATCCAGCATCGAGACTCAGAAGGCACTGATTGCTAGCGGATACAAGGGTAAGCCTCCGGATTTTATCAAAGTCAAGATTGCAGAGGCGACTAGCAAAACTCACGTCGGTGTCATCAGTCGCATGTTGGCAAACGGCGACGACCTGTACGCCAAGAATTACTACAACGCGATTAAGGAAGAGCTCGCCGGAACAGATGTGTCTGCTGTTGAGAAGGCTTTAGAGGAAGGGTCAATCCGCGGAGAGTCGCAGCGTCAGTCTGACGATATCTGGGCCAAAACTAATGGGGATGTGTCAAAGGCAATGGTTGAAGCCAAGAAGATCGAAGATGCAAAGCTGCGCGATGAAGTTGAACGACGTATTCATAACCTTAATGTCCAGGCCAAGCAGGCAGAACGCGATAACCGCGAGCAGATGTATTTAAATGCAGCCAACATTGTCGACGGAGCGCCAAAGGGTGCGGACGTTAGACGTCTTGTGTCTCCTACCGTATGGAGTCAGTTATCAGTCGAACAGCGCAACGCCCTAGAGCGTCGAGCTGAAGACCTGCCAAATAACGATAAGACGTGGTTAGACTTTCTGGCTCTTCCGTCTAAGGACGTTGCGAACCTGTCTCGTGCCGAATTCGAAACGAAGTATTGGGTGCATCTGGACAAGTCCCACCGAGCAAAGGCTGAGGCGCAATGGAATGCTGCGCGCGAATCTGCTGCCAAGCCTGGCAAGACGCCGAAGGAAATTGAATTCAAGTCCATTTATAGCGATAACCAGATGATCGTCAACGCGCTGGCATCTGCAAAAGTTGCTGGCATTGCGCCTGGTGAAACGCTTGAGATTGTGCGTAAGGACGCGAAGAAGGCTGCGGCGTACACCCAATTCTCTGACCGTGTTGATGAAGCCTTCAAAGCCTACCATGCGCAGACCGGCAAGAATCCTGATGATGCCACGAAAAAGAAAATCATCAGCGACATGCTGATGCGCAAGGTGTTCGTCAATGATGGTTGGTTTACTGACTCTGAGAAGCCCGTCGCAGCACTCACGCCAGAGGAAATGAAGAAGGTCTACAAGCCAATTGCGAGTATTCCACCAAGAGCAAAGCTGGAACTTATCAACATCGCTCGCGCGCATGGAATTATCCGGTTTGATGTATCAGACGACCGCGCTGCCTTACTGCTCAAGAAAAAAATCGAACGTGCCTATGCCACGCGTTTAGCAGGCGCAAGAATCGAAGATGTCATTTCAATTATGACCGAGGATTAATAATGCCGATTGTACCAGGAAAAACAAGTCAGCCATTTGGACCAGACGAGCCGGATAGCATCTATTCCCAGAGTATGGATAAAGCGCCGGTTCAACGACAACCTGCTCCTGCCGTAGATAACCTCGAAAGCATTTACGATAACCCAACGGATACGTCACGACTGTCTGTTGCTCGCGATAAGGCAGTGATGCGCACGCCGGAACAAGCCGCACGAATTCTTAAGCTCGAAATGCAGACCGGCTTACCTGGCGATTTTATCGAAAGCGATATCGACAACATTGAGCGGGAAGCCTCGTCCCAGACCTTCGACCCTGACGTATTCCGTCGAAGCAATCCCAAGTTTACGCAATGGCTCGCGTCTAACCCGAATCATTACGCGTTGGCGAAGGATGACTTGAACATTTTTCAGCGTATTGGCCGTATGGGTTCTTCTTTCATGGGAGGTGTGAGTCGAGCATCGTTGCAAGATCAAATTGGCGAGCTGGAATACAAGGACTTGGAAGGAAGCTTATCACCTACGGAACAGGCTCAGTATTCCAAGCTTAGAGCTGATATGGAATCTCTGGAACTGGATTCCAAGCGCGATATGACCGAATCGTATGTCGCTCGCCAGTCGGGGTACGGCTTTCGTCAGTTTGGGACTTCCTTAAAGAATTGGGCGACTGGCGCAGCGGTTGGTGGTGGTGCTGCCCTTGTGGCCGGCCAGCTTGGTCCTCAAGTTGGACTTCCTGAAGAACTCGTCACCGTTCCCACAGGAATGTTTGCAGGAGGACTCAGCGCGAACGCTATTTACACATACAAGATGGAGTCTGGGTCTGCTTATCAGCAGTTTAAGAATATGAAGGATATCGATGGCAAAACCATTGACCCTGCTGTTGCTAAGAGTGTTGCCCGTGGCGTAGGCGCAATCAATGCCGTTATAGAGACAGGAACCGACGCGGCGATTGCGAGCCTTATACCAGGCTTCAAGCAGCTAACTGGTGGTCTCCTTGGCAAGCCAGCCAAGGATGCGGTTATGGCCAACGTCAAGAAGGCTTTGGCTGTTCCAGGCGTGCGCGACACCGTTATCAAGGCATTGGGTAAGTTGACAACTGCTTCAGCTCTTGAAGGGTTCGAAGAGCTCTCACAAGCATTCGCACAGGTTGCTGGCCGCGAAACCGCACAAGGAGCGTCTGGCCAAATGTTCCTGCCTGACGACCTTGGGCAAGACCTAACCGACGCAGCGATTCAAGCTCGTGATGCTGCTGTTAGCACGGCGTTCGGTCCTGGTTTGCTTTTCGGTGGTGTTGAATTTCATAGTCGCTTGCGTCAAGTCAAGAAGGCTCAGGAATCTGAGCAGTTTTACATGGCTCTTGGCGAAGGCGTTACCGAGTCAAAGACGTTTCAGAATCTACCCGAGAAGGGTCAAGAGCTCGTCGCCGCACTCGTCAAAGATGGTCCTTACGAGAAAACCTATATTGAACCGAAAGTCTGGCAAGAATATTGGCAGTCAAAGAATATCGATCCGCGCGAAGTGGCAGCTGAAGTCTTAGGCAACTACGAAGCATATGACGACGCTGTCGCTGCCGGACATGACATCGCCATTCCAACTGAGCGATACGCCCGCAAGATAGCACCGACGGAGCACAATAAATTCTTTGCTCAGGAGGTGCGCCGGTCTCCCGATGAAATGAACGCTCGCGAATCCCGCGAATTCTTCCAGAAAATGGAGGAAGAGCAGGCGGCGCAGAAGGAACAGGCTCAACAGATTGCCCAAGAAGAAATGGTCGCTGAGAAGGCTAAGAGTGTCGCTGACATCGTCCGTGAGCAGTTGAAGGCTGCCGGTCTCTCTGAGACTGTCGCGGAGCCTGACGCTAAGCTGGTCGAAGCGTTCTTTAAGACTGTAGGTCAGCGTGCGGGTATTGACCCTGTCGAGCTCTTCAACCGCTATGGGCTCACGATTCAAGGTGAGCAGGCAGCACAGCCAATGGCGATGGCTGGGCAGGTGATGGAGCAATCTGGTATTGACCAGACACAGACGCCGGAATTCAAGAAATGGTTTGGTGACAGCAAGGTCGTCGATTCAAAAGGCAAGCCGTTGGTTGTCTATCATGGGACAGATAAGAAGTTTAAGAAATTCAAGACGCCGGCTTATTTCAGCTCTCAGTCGGGCGCTTCACCTTATGGCAGAAATGTAATGCCAGCATACCTGTCGTTAAAAAATCCGAAGATTATCGATTATATGGGTGGTCAAGATAATGATGTAGACGCTTTTGAAATCGAGGACGCGATTAACGAAGGTTATGATGGACTGATTATAAAGAACGTGGATGATGGCTACTCTGTTAATGACCAGTATATTGCTTTTAGTCCGGAACAAATCAGACGGTCAACCATTCTAAATCAATCCCCTATCGACCAGGTCGCACAATTCAAACAGGCTGAAAGTCTTGAGGAATTGCAGAAGACCGTTCCTGAAGCCAAAACGATCTTCGACACGCCCGAAGTCTTGGCTTTGCGCAAGGCGAACGCTGAGAAGGAAGAGACGGTCAACATCAATACGCCTGAGCGTCAGGCTATGCGTGAGCGTATAGCTGAAGAGCTGTACAAGAAGAACATTGAGAACCGTCGTCGTGAGAACAAGGTATTCATTGTTATTGGTGGTCCAGCATCCGGTAAAGGTGCAATCTCTGGCGCTCTGGTTGAGAAGTACGGCGCATTAGAAATCGACAATGACCTAGCAAAGAAGGCTTTGCAGCCTGAATATGGTCCCAACGGCGAAGGCGCGAGCATTGTCCACAAAGAAGCTTCAGATATATCTGACGGCCTGGTGCTCAAGAAGGCCGCGTTAGCTGGCGACAATATTGTCTGGGTGAAGGTCGGAAAAAACGCGACGGACATGAAGGCAGCTGTTAAAGCGTTCAAACAAGCAGGTTATGAAGTAAACCTGGTCCTTGTTGAGCTTGACCCTAATAAAGCCACACCGCGGGCATTACATCGTCACTTTAATAAGAAAGAGCAAGGCTTTGTCGACCCCAGCTATATTATTCATGATGTTGGCTTGACACCAACAGCCGTATATGATACTCTTAAATCGGAGGTAAATGCTTATGTCAGATTCAATAATGACGTCCAATACAAAGAAGCGCCAAGGCTCGTCGAGCAGAAAGGCGACTTCCTCACAGTCGACGACGTCAAGGGATTCAGCGAACGAAGACTACAGCGTGAGGCGAGCGATTCAAACGCTCAAGGAAGTAGTCAAGGAAAAGAAGGCCAAGTCCTAGAGCAAGAAGCACGCGGCCGAATCTCATTCGGCTTCGGTCCTGACCGCCGTTTCAACATCGAGCTTTTCAAGCACGCAGATCGTTCAACTCTCCTGCATGAGTTGGGGCACTTTTACCTAGAAGTAATCGGTGACCTAGCGACTTCCGAGAATGCACCACAGCAGATCAAAGACGATTATCGGACCATTTTGAAATGGTTTGGTGTCGAATCCCGCGACCAAGTTAAAACCAAACAACACGAACAATTCGCCCGAGGCTTCGAAGCCTATTTGATGGAAGGTAAGGCGCCAACGGCTTCGCTTCGTGCTGCCTTTGCCCGTTTCAAGACCTGGCTGACAAAGATATATCGCGAGCTCCGCAATCTTAACGTGGAGCTTAACGACGACGTCCGCGCTGTCTTCGACCGTCTTTTGGCAACTGAGGACGAAATAGCCGCCACCCAAGCCGAGCTCAAGCAAGAACCATTATTCGTTGACCCTGTTGCGTTTGGAATGAACGAGGCACAAGCAGCTCGTTACTTACAGGCACGTGAGGAAGCCCGTATCGCCGCTGAAGAATACTTAGCTGGCAAGATGATGGCTGAGCTTAACCGTGCGCAGACGGAATGGTGGCAAGAGCAGCGCGCGAAGATTCGTGCTGAAGTCGCTGAAGAAGTCGGAAAAGAGAGAATATACGTCGCTCTCTTCGCGCTTCAAAAGGGCACGAGACCTGATGGCAGTGCGTACCCTGAAAGCGTCTATGGTGTCTTTCCGCAAAAGCTATCGAAGGAAGGAATTATCGAGCTGACCGATAAGAACTTCTTAAAGAGACTTCCCAGACCATATGTCTACACTGCCAAAGATGGCATACACCCAGCGCTTGCTGCAGAGCTCTACGGTTACCCGTCACCTCGTACTTTTTTTGAAGAGCTCGCGACGGCTGAGAAATTCGACGACAAGGTTGAGCGATTGACCGACGAGCGTATGAAAGCACTTCATGGCGACATGCTCACCGACCAAGTTGCGCTGAAAGAGGAAGCCTTAAAGGCTGTTCACAATGATAAGCGTGCAGAAGTGATGCGTCTTGAGCTGGAATTTCTCGCAAAGCAAGACATGCCGGCATTCAAAGACATCATACGGAGAACGACTCGCCGGATGCCTCGCAGCGAAGAAGTCCGATTCTGGGCCGAAAATGTCATCGCCCGCCTGCCAGTCAAAGAGATTCGTCCGATTGTCTATCAACGTGCCGAAATCAAAGCGGCGGGAGAGGCCGGCCAATTCTTAGCGAAGGGTGATATTGACGCTGCCTTTGACGCAAAGCTTCGTGAGCTCCGCAACCATGAGCTGTACCGTATTGCGGTCGAGGCTCGCGAGACGGTTTCTGATTTCGTGTCTGAATTTCGAAAGGTGTTTAAGTCCGACGAGAAGCTGTCAAAGACTCGCGACATGGACCTGGTCAATGCTGCCCGTGCTGTGCTTGCACAGTTTGGGCTTGGAAAGACGGACAAGGCTCCTTCTGCGTATATCGAACCGATCAAGCGATATGACCCCGAAATGTACGAGACGATCAACGATATCGTGAGCAAGGCTACCGAGGGTGCGGCCAACTACCGCGATGTTTCTTATGACGACTTTGTTGCCATGAAAGAATCGGTTGAATCGCTTTGGACGTTATCACTTCGTACGCAGCAACTAACCATCGATGGCAAGCTTATGGACCGGGAAACGGTTATGGGTGAGCTCTCAGGTCGACTAGCTGACCTGATTAAACCCGGCAACCGTGCAGGGTACGACCGAGCTGTCACGAAATGGGACCGCGCCAAGATAGGCCTTATGGGCATACGGGCATCACTTCGGCGTGTCGAAAGCTGGGTCGAAGCGATGGATGGTTCCGAAAGCGGTGTGTTCCGCAGATACATCTGGAATCCTATTTCTGAGGCCGTCAACCACTACCGTGAATCGAAGAAGAACTACCTGCAGAAGTACCTGGAATTGGTCAAAGGTATCGAGAAGTCACTGGTCAAGAAAGAGATAGCCGCCCCGGAGCTTGGCTATACCTTCAGCGGTAAGGCTGAGCTTCTACATGCTCTTCTTCATACCGGAAATGAAAGCAACTTGGCAAAGCTATTACGCGGTCGAGAGTGGGGAACCTACGACGAGGAAGGTAACTTGGATACTGGCCGTTGGGACTCCTTCGTTGCTCGCCTGTGGAATGAAGGCGTTCTGACTAAAGAAGATTATGACTTCGTGCAAGGCGTCTGGGATTTGTTGGAAGAACTCAAGCCGGCAGCCCAGAAAGCACACAAGGATATGTACGGGTACTATTTCAACGAAATAACCGCGAATGAGATTCAGACCCCTTGGGGCAAGTATCGTGGCGGTTATGTCCCTGCTATCGCTGACCCGTTCATTGCCCAAGATGCGGCGATTCGTCAAGAGAAAGAATCATTAGAGAAGTCTAATAATAGCTTCATGTTCCCAACTGCCGGCCGAGGCTTTACTAAGGGTCGCGTTGAGGCGTATGCGCGTCCTCTAGCATTGGACCTTCGTTACATTCCGTCGCACATCGATAAGGTTCTGCGGTTTACCCATATCGAACCACGGGTTAAGGATGTTGGCCGTATCGTGATGGACCGTGAATTCCGTAAACAGCTCGATACGTTTGACCCGACTGTTGGCGGTGACATGCTTGTTCCGTGGCTTCAGCGTGCAGCGCAACAGATGGTTGAGACTCCGTCTAAGGGCTGGGGTGGCAAGGCTGCGGACTGGTTCTTTAAGGAGCTCCGTCGACGCTCTGGTCTGCAGATCATGGTGGCGAATGTCGTGAATACCTTGCAACAGGTGACTGGTTTGTCGATGGCTGCCGTTAAGGTAAAACCGAAATATTTGCGAAACGCACTGTGGGTATATACGCGTCACCCACACCAGCTCGCGGCTGACGTATCGGAAAAGTCTGTGTTCATGCGTAATCGCACCACAACTCAGGTGATGGAAATTCAGAACACGATTGATGACTTGGTTTTGAATCAAGGTAAGTATGAGAAGGCCGTCGACTTTGCGAAGAAGCATGGGTACTTCATGCAGCAGGGAATGCAGAATGTTGTTGACGTCATCACTTGGTCAGGTGCATACGACCAAGCCGTTGCCAACGGCGCGACTGAAATAGAGGCCGTACGTGCAGCTGATTCAGCAGTCCGTGAAACTCAAGGCTCATTCTCTCCGGAAGACGTTTCCCGTTTCGAAACCGGTTCACCGTTCATGCGCGCCTTCACGATGTTCTATAGCTACTTCAACATGCAGGCGAATCTTCTAGGGACTGAGTTTATCAAGATCACTCGTGACATAGGGCTTCGTAAAGGCACATCGCGGGCGCTGTATATCTACGTCTTCGCGTTTATGATTCCCGCAGTCCTCAGCGAATTGATCGTCAGGGCTGCATCTGGCGAGGACATTGACGATGACGATGACGGATATCTCGACGATATCTTCGCGATATTCTTCGGTTCTCAGATTAGGACTGCCGCGGCAATGGTTCCTGTTCTCGGTCCAGCGACAATGGCGGGGATTAACGCGACAAACGACAAGTGGTACGACGACCGCATTTCTACGTCGCCGGCGATTAGTATGCTCGAAAGCGCTATCGTCGGTAATGCTAAGACAGCTTGGCGCATGATTGAGGGTAAAGAGATAAACACCGGTAAATCGATACGTGATGCGCTGACGGCAGTGGGGTTATTGACGGGTATTCCGCTCGGCTGGCTTGGCCGTCCTGCAGGATATCTTGCCGACGTCGAGCAGGGTAAGGCTAATCCCGACGGAGCCGCGGACTATGCCAGGGGGCTGATTACAGGCAAAAGAGGCGACTAAAAAAAATTCAGTTTAGTGATGCGATTATCTCAACAGCTTGATATAATGCCAACGAACTAGGAGACTTATATATGTCGATATCTTCCACAACGAACCGGAATGATTACACCGGAAACGGGGCAGTTGACACCTATTCCTATACGTTTCGAATCTTCGCGAACACGGACCTTTTAGTCACCGTTCGCGACACCAATGACGTCGAAACGACCCTTACCCTTACCACGCACTACACGGTGTCTGGGGTAGGCGATGCTGGTGGCGGCTCTATTTCCCTAGTTAACGGCGCCTTCTCTTGGCTCGATGCTGATGGTGACCTTAAGTCTAATTACATACTGACCATCCGACGTGTTCGACCTCTGAAGCAAGAGACTGATATCCGGAACCAGGGCGACTTCTTCCCTGAGACGCACGAAGACGCCTTTGACCATCTGTTGATGATCGACCAGCAACAGCAGGATGAGATTGACCGCGCTGTTGTTTTACCTGAGACCGTCCCTTCTAGTGAATTTAACCCCCAACTCCCTAGCGATATTGGTGGAGCTGTATCTAAGGTTCCTCTGACAAATACCAACGGTAACGGATGGGCTAATGCAGCCGACTGGCCGACTTCTAGTCAGATTGCAAACGCACAGACTCACGCGACCAATGCTGCGACGTCAGCAACGAATGCCGCCACCTCTGCGACCAATGCTGCGACGTCAGCAACGAATGCCGCCACCTCTGCGACCAATGCTGCTGCAAGCGCTACCGCTGCGGCTGCTTCAGTTTCTGCACAGCTATGGCAAGACGTCGTGTTTAAGACATCGAGCTTCTCTGTTGTCGATGCTGACCGAGGGAAGATGTTCGCCTGTGATTGCTCGGGTGGTGCGATCACGGTCACTCTGCCGCAGATTAGTGGTCTTACGCTAACTGACCCTTGGGCCATTGGTATCAAGAAAACAGATTCCAGCGGAAACGCTATCACGATTAATCGCGCGGGTACAGATACGATTGACGGGTTAACGAGCAAGACGATTAGCTCTGCCGATGCTGGTGCAGTCTTAATCCCCGATACCGACACAGCGCCTGATGAGTGGACGTCTGCGGAATTCGGGGCAAGCGCTGGCAATATGACCGTCGACCGATTTAGTGGTAACGGTGCTACCGTAGCTTTCACCCTAAGTGTTGACCCTGGTTCAGAGAACAATACATGGGTGTATGTTAGCGGCGTCTATCAACAGAAGGATACTTACTCCGTTTCTGGTACGACGCTCACCTTCAGCAGCGCGCCGCCGACCGGAACGAACAATATTGAAGTGATTATTGGTACATCGTTGTCTATCGGAACTCCCAGCGACTCGACGGTTTCGACAGCAAAAATTGTTGATGATGCTGTCACGCTCGCCAAGATGGAACACGGAACTCAAGGCGACGTTCCGTACTACGGTGCCAGCGGTGCGCCAGCTCGTCTGAGCGCTGGAACAGTCGGCCAGTCATTTCAAAGTGGAGGTGCCGGCGCTAATCCATCATGGGGCAACAGCTTCGTTTCTCGCGGCGACCCTGCTGCCGCTGATAAGACGCAGGCGACATTGACAATCAATGGCACCTGGGTCGATTGGGACCTTTCATCGATTGTTCCAGCCGGTGCTAAAGCTGTATTGCTTGGCGTTGAATTCGTTCAAACAACCGCGGATGTTGGCATGTTTTTTCGTCGAAATGGAAACTCTAACGAAATCGCCAGAAGTGCTCTGCGTTCTCAAGTAGCAAACGTTAACTATGCGCGTGACGTCATTGTCGCTTTAGATAGCAATAGAGTAATAGAGTATTTCATCGTAAATACCGGAACGTGGACAAATATTTCGATTACTGTGTGTGGCTGGTGGTTCTAAAACATCAAGGGAGGTGGCGAAAGCCTTGACGATATATGGCGCTCACAAAAGTTGCATCAGGTTTATTGGATAGCGGGATACCGACAACATTGTTAGCCGCGGGTGCGGTTGTTCAGGTCGTAAATACGCAGACCGGTGCGGTTGCGACTGGAACAACAACTATCCCGCTTGATGACACCATCCCTCAGAACACCGAGGGTAACGAATATATGACGCTCGCGATCACGCCGAGATCGGCGACGAACAAACTAAAAATAGAAGTCCAGTTTTTTTACGCTCAGAGCGGCGGCGCACATACTACTGTAGCGCTGTTCCAAGATTCAACAGCAAATGCTCTTGCCGCTGTGACAGACGGTACGGGTGTGCCTGATGCGTGTTCGCCCGCTTCTCTAACGCATTACATGACCGCTGGCACGACGTCGTCTACTACGTTCAAGGTGCGAGCTGGCGGTTCCTCAGCCGGGACAGTCACGTTTAACGGTCGCGCTGGTGCGCGGCTTTTCGGAGGCGTCGGAGCATCGAGCATAACGATTACGGAAATCGCTGCTTAACAATGAGGTGAATTAATATGTCGCCTGCAATGGAAGATCACGAAAGGTTAATTATGCTGCAAGAACGCATAGCTGTTGCTGAACAACGCGCGGCAGCGGCGCATCACCGCATTGACAAGATGGAGGTGTTATTTCGTGAAGCTCTCGACGACATAAAGGAAGGCTCAAAACAGGCTCGCGAAGAAGTGAAGGAGCTGACGGACAAAATAACGCAAGTAATCGACTTTATGAATCGAGGCAAAGGCTGGGCAGCGGCCGGGTTATTCATCGCCGCAATGTTCGGTTGGATTCTTCAGAAGATATTGACCGCAATCTTTTCTATTAAGTGATGCGAAAACCGCAAGGAGACGTCTATGGTCGTTAACGTTTTGTTAGTGATTATCGGGTTTGTGGCCGGAATGCTTTTGAAGGATTTCGTCGTCGATCAAATCAAGAAGCTTGAAGACAAGAATAGGTAATGCGTCGAGTGCTCCTTGAGCGCTTGCAGAGTGATGACTACGGAACCTTCGGGCGAATCATTGCCGACAGCCTAACGCTTTTTACCTGTGAGCTGCCGTGGCGAGACAACGCGCCGAATATCTCTTGCATTCCAGTCGGGCTGTATCGAGCGCTTTGGGTTTGGTCGAATCGATTTCGCTGCATGACGTACCTGCTTTATTCCGTACCTGGTCGTACCGGCATACGGCTTCATCCGGCGAATATGCCTAGCCAGCTCAATGGCTGCATCGCTCTAGGCGAGAAGCTCGGCACGATTGACGATAAGCCTGCTGTGCTGCTGTCGAGGCCAGCAATGAGGCGTTTTGAAGAGCTCATGGGGTACAAGCCGTTCGAATTGGAGGTTGCGTAATGGGTTTCGGAGAATTACTAACGTCGGTCTTTGGCGGCGGTCTTACTGGCCTATTGGGCGTCATCGTGCAGAAGGTCGCTGATTACAAGGCTAAGAAGCTTGAGCTTGAAATTCAGCGCGACAAGCAACATCACGAGATTGAGCTACGGAAGGTCGATGCCGCGATAATGCAACAGGAATGGGCCGCGCGCACAAAGGTTGCTGAAGTTGAAGCGGCTGGTGCTGAAGCAGTTGCAGATTCCAAGGCATTTGCGATTTCTCTGGCGAGTGAACCCAAGCGTTACAGTGAGGGTATTCCGGCAACACCGCGTCAGGCGTGGATGATGTTTACGCTTGATCTACTGCGCGGGATTGTCCGCCCTGGCCTTACGATCTATCTGTGCGCGATTACCACGATTATCTACGTGCAGGCCAACAAGTTGATTCAGGGCGGCATCGAACCAACTGACGCTGTCGAGATTGTCAAGGTCATTATTAACACAATTCTATACCTCACAACTACTTGCATACTTTTCTGGTTCGGAACCCGGAACAAGCAGGCCGGACCAAAGCTTTAATTGAGCGGCACGACAGACGTACTCCTTCGGGCCAAGTTAGCGAAGAAGAAGGTGAACCCGTCGCGTGCATTATCGCTAACCTTCGCTGATAGCGAACGGGCATTTACTGCGAAGCGGGGGCTGCCCCTTCTTTTATCGATGCGCCGCGAATCCGGACGAGCTCTGCCGCCGCGGTCTCGGCAATCTCTTGGCGCGCGTCTTTCATAAGGAAGGAATAATGTCGTGCCGTGACTCGACTTCCTGGCGCGTGCCCTAGAACACCGGCGATGTGGTCTATAGAGTGACCCTTGCTGTGAACCAGGGTTGCATAGTATCGCCGCATGTCGCGCATCTGCAGGCCTTCAAGGCCGGCACTCTTCAACATCCTCTCCCAAAACTTCTGAACCCCCACGATACACGTTCCCTTCTTGCGACCTGGAAACAGGTAGGGGTTGTCCTGAACCCGCGGCAAACGTGCGATGAAGTCACGGGCAACCGAAGACAGCTCTATAATCCGCCCCTTTTTGCGTCTCTTAGCCCTTGGCAGCACGATTCCGGCCGGCTGTATCCAACCCCATTGGCACTTCCGAATCTCGCCAGGTCGACCGCCTGTAAGCGCTAGAAGCCATAGATAAGCCGTGAAGGTTGGCTGTTCCTCTACATGGCCATCTATCGCGTTAAACAAGGCGGCTGCTTCCTCAGCACTCGGGTACCTCTCGCGTGGCTGCTCCTGGTTTAGCTTGAGCTGGACAGGGTTGGTGTGCCGCGGTTTCCAGCCCCACCTTTCGGCTAGGTTGAACGCAGCTCGCAGGCAGGCCATGACCCTATTGGCTTGTGTCGGTCCGTGGCGCATCGAGTGGAAGAGTGCCAAGCATTCGGCTTCAGTGACCGCGTTGACGTTCTTCTTTCCAAGCGCTGGGATGATGCGTTTCTCCCATGCCCATATGTAATCGCGGACGGAGGCAGGCTCAAGGGTGGGGTAGTGGTCCTTAACGCAGGCGTCGTATAGGTCTTTCATCGTTCGCTGTGGCGCAAGGACCGTAGCGGGGTCTTCGCCCTTAGAGACGAGGTACAAACGCTCGCGTGCAATCTCACGGGCTTGGGTAAGGTTTAGGGTAGGGAAGTCGCCCAGCTTAGGCTTGCGCTGCTGGCCAGACTTTGTGCGGTACTTCAAATAAAAGGTGCGCTTGGTGTCAAAGACGCGGATGTGCAGACCGCGCACCTGGTCATCCCAGATCGTTTGGCCCGGCTTAGCGGACAGGATTTGTTTGCTTGTCACAGCAAGTCTTCATTTTCTTTTTGAGCTCTTCGACCGTTTGTTCTAACCGCCAGACATCATATTCAAGGTCATCAATTTTATCGAATTTCATTTTTAAATCCATTTCTTCCCATGCTTCCATAGCAAAGGCGTTCGTCGAAAGTAATAAGAGTAGTGCGAGCAAGAGCGCTTTCATGCTGCTTCCTTTCTGCTAATCTGTTCTTCATAAAACTTTCCCCAGAAGTCGACGGTGAACTGCTTAACGGTGTCTTGATAAAGGATATCCCCATCTTCATAGACTACTAATGTGTGTCCATCATATGTTACTGCTCGATGCGATATAGGTTTATCTGCTGGCATGTTGCCTTCTACTGGCTCTTTCCATTTGAGTTGAATTTTATCGTACGATATCCGTTCTTTCCTTAATGCGTCGATAACAGCATCGATCATGAATTGGACGTTAACTCTTGAGTAGTGTTCAGCATCGAAATTTTCGACAGTTGAGGATATGTCTATCGTGAACGATTCATAAGCGTCACGAATGTTTGCTGAGACAGTTGCTTTGTGGGTGAATCTCATGCTGCCTCCTTTAAATGCCTCTTATTCTCTGCGTGCCATATCGCTCGCAGCTGATTCAATTTCATGCGTCGGAACTTCGCCGCGTCCGACGGATAGCGGTTACTTAACCAAGTGATTATGTGTTGCCGTGGTGGGTTTGGCCAGTATGAATTGGGTGGCGTGAAATTGTTCGTCCACGGCGTTTTTTTAATTCTGACAGTTTCCAGATACGCAACCCCACATTGCGTGCATTGATGATGTTCATTTAAATGGCCGCCACACTCACATTTATGAAGATTGTGATAGTTACTCATAGGCGGCTCGCTTCGATGGATTGCATCATAAAACCGAAAATTACCCAATGCAGCGTCAGTCTCTCAAATGGGTTGGCTTTGTAGCCAGAGATATGCAGAGCGGCAAGATACATACAATAAGAAATTACTGATGACGCAATGGAGCACGCAATAACAACAAAAATAGCTCTTCTGAATTTCATTTGTTCCTCTCTTCCGATTGCTTCTTCTAAAGTTTCATTCATGTCTTCCTTTCCGGCGCGTGGCGCCCTTTCATTGGTCTAAACTTCCGACAGTCACAGTCGACCTTCATAAAGTCAGCCGCTATACATTCGTGCGGCGCTTCGGCTGTGTGATGCCCTAGCTTGTGTCCGCAGCTGCAAAGCCGTTCCTGGTCACCACTATAGGTGTAGCGGCCGGTCTTGCGATTACGCATACCAGCTCGCATATTCCGGCTTGCCATCCCAGAGCTCGCACCAGCCATACGAATTCATCGTGATATATGGCTTGCCGTTTGTGAATTGCAGAAGCTTGGTGAACGGCTTCGAATCCTTCAAAAAGGCGTCCTTGACGGCAATACGACTCTCGCTCATAAAGCCTTGTGAACCTTCAACGGACTGCTGGCCAATTTCCTGCAGCGTCAGCCGGCGTCCGTTCATTGCGACGACCTGGAAGAAATCGCAGTTGGTCTGGTCGTAGCCCCATGAATAGTGGAAGATCGAACCGACCTGGACCTTGGCGCGGTCCTCTTCAGAACCCTTACGGAGAATCTTGTTAACTTCCCGCCTTGCCCAAACTTCGCGCTGCTGGTTAACTTGTCGCTCTAGGTAAGCGTCTGCCTGCTCACGGGTGAGGAATCGATAGTTGGCGTATGGCTTCAGTGCTTTAGGCTTCCAGATCATGAGGGTTGGCTTTCCGTCAATCGAGCTGCCGCGCTTCACCTTTAATCCGCATTCCAAAACTTCAGCTGTTTCCCTTTCCGTCTTCCACACGTCAATCGTTCTCATATCGTCCCTTTCGTTTCCGTTTGCTGGTACCACATTGGTACCATCTTGCCGCCCTTTGGCGTTCCTTGTTGCATCTTCATTGTTAGCTAAAGGCTAACATCTAAAGGGAAACGTGTCAAGGAATTTTTTACAATGACTAGCTGGGAGTCGATTCGTAATCGGCAGGTCCCCGGTTCAAATCCGGGCGTCGGCTCCATAAATCAGCAACTTACAACACGCCTCGACGAGCGCAAACAGCTTTGGTACCACATTGGTACCACCGATTCTTTTTTGAGGAATCTTGTTGTAGACGTCGCCTAGCAGAAGAAACCCTGGCGGGGTCTTCAGGTCGAATGCCAGTCGCATCAGGTTCTCGTACGAAGGCACTGTCCCATTGAGCCAGCCATACATGCTTTGACAAAGGTAAGTCTTCTCGAAGCAGAACCGCCGCACGTCCGGTCTGTCGTTCTTCCAGTAGCCCAAGATTTGCAGGCGTTCTCTAATTCGCTGACCAACGCCTGGATAACGCATATATCGCTCGCTTCGTGAAGCAAAATAAACGTTTCGTCAAGCAATTGACAATTGGTAATTAACGCTGACATGCTAGGAACATGCCCGTGGCGCGACGAAAGAAGAGACGAAAAAGGCTGACGCTTGACCAGCGCCGACGTCTTAGCGAGATAGCATTTAACCGATGGCAAAAGATTCACAAAAAGAAAAAACGCATTTGATATCATCCCCGCCAGTGGGGGTGACCTATGCCCAGAGGCACCGACCAGATACTTAAAGAAGCTATAGCTGCGCTTATTAAAGAGCGTGACGAAATCGACCGTCGCATCAAGCTTCTACAGGGGGCTGTTCCAGATGGCGCACGACGCGGCCGGCGCTCTGTCTCAGCCTCAGAACGTTTAGCCGTTAGTAAGCGAATGAAGGCTTACTGGTCTAAACGACGTAAAGAACGATCAAAGGGTAAGCAACCGCGAAAATCACAGTCGCAGCCAGCCAAGTCAGCGGAGAAATAAAAGCCAAGGAACACATCGCCAAGCCGAAGAGTAGTCCGACCGTTCCTCTAGTCAAGATCGTCAGCGTTCTTGGGTCTGGTGTGTAGCGGTACCAGAATTTCCCTAGAGCAGACCCGTCGTCCCACCGGTCAGGGATTCCGTAGCCCATACTGAGCACAGCGACGCCAGCTGGAATCGATAGTAAAGGAATCCAGCTCTGCGCGCCTAGAGCTCCCGCGATGCAGATAAGTGAAGGGACACCGTAGCGCCTGGCTCCCTTTGATTTGTAACCTCCGATACGCCAGAGTGCAGCCGTTGCGAGTCCGACCAGCACTGACCAATCACCGACAATCCCTGCGGTGAAAAGGTTGCCGGCTAAAAAGCCGATGATGATTTCCTCTTTGTTGTCGAAGAATACTTTCATGGTGACCCTAAAACGCAATTTGCCACATGATTGCGGCGAGGCAGATGTCAACGGTAAGCGAAATCGTGATAAGGACAAAAAAGAAAGACAGCACAAAAGGGTTTAGATTAGAAGGCCATTTATTAGGAATCCTGCCTCGCATTAGTTTAACGACTATCGCTGTAATCATATTTTCGTCTCCTTTACTTTATCCCACAGCTCAACGGTCATACGTCTCTGAGTCGCTGACAGCTTGCTGCGCTTCTGGTTAATCAGCTCTATCTCTTTGGCCAGATCGAAGCTGCTGAACGCTCCACTGCCTGATGCCTGAATGTGAAACATGAATTGCTCGACTATGTGTTGGTTCATAATGAATTCCTTTTGAATTTAGCGAGAGGCGGCAGGTGCGGTATAAAGCGAGGGGTCGGAAATCCTCACTATCCCATGCTCCTTTACGAGCGTGCACAAGTCCGACGTATTGTGCATTAGCTCTCTTTCCTTACCACCCCTCTGGTTATTCTTTGGCCTGTGGGCAGGATTCGAACCTGCAAGATACGTTATTGGTCGCTGACCTTATCACGTATTCAGGTGTGCGCACACTTAGCATTTAACCGATTCAGCCACCACAGGCGATATTTATAGGTCTGTGGACAGGGATTTGACGAGTGCCAGTGCCATCGTCGTAACTGGCGCAGACGAATGTTTGTTACTCGTATAGTCACCCTGCGTGCTGGTTGAGTTAATTGTTTTCAGCCGAAGCCCTTTTTCCTCATGAGATAACCAGCTCAAGGTGCTCCGAACCGAAGATTTCTCTTTTGGTACAATCCTACTCATTGCGTCTCACTTTTCCGCCACCACAGACCATATTCTTAGGCTTGGGGCAGGACTCAACCGGGTTCTTATTGTCCTACTGTGCCCGTCGGCATTTATCTACCACTAACCTAAGCGGCCACCCAAGCCTTTCATTAAATGTTTAATCCTGGTAAACACGATTCTTTGGTCGGTATTTTCTCCATTGCTCCATGACGTACTCGCGACTGGTGAGAGCTCGAAATCTCTCTGAGCACGACTGGATGTCCTTTACTGCGGCTTGGCTGTAGACATTGTTGTCCTTGATGATTACTCCTTGGCCTTGAGCGATCATGTGTCCTCCTAGATTTCAGTAATGATGACGTGTTCTATTTCCCCCCAAGTGACCCCTGACTTCGTGACCCCGCGCTTCCCGCCTAGCGCGTCGAACGCGGCAGGGGTTAAATCAATAACGACTCCGCGTTTTGCTGGTCCTTTGCCTGGCCCAAAATCTGTATGCCTCACCACCACGGACTTGCCGTTCTTCTTATTCTTAATCCGGTATCGCTTCCCGAATTGTCGAGACCTTAGCGCACAGGTAAACGCTGACTCGTCGTATCGTTCGCCCGACGCGGTATAAACTCCGCTGGTGCCTTCGCGCTGACAGGACTTAACGGTGTAGTAGGTGGCCTTGCCTTGCAGCTCGGCATGGGCCAGTGGGCAAGCAAGAATGAGTAAGAAGGCAAGTAGCAGCTTAATCATAGTAGACCTCGCAGATGTTGACGGGAAGGTCACCGGCGATTGCGACGGTCGATATATCGGTAATGTTAGCCGTGCCCCAAAGAACAACGTACGGATGGTGACCGTCATTCCGTAGGACGATGCCATCGACCAAATCAGCGCAGCTGTCAGCCCATTCTTTCTCGTCAAACCATGCTGCACGTACAACGGGCTGTAAGGCTCGCCGTTCGCGAATATAGGTGGCGGTGGTTGGCGTACTGGCGAATGCTGCTGTTGCGTGAAGAAATGCCGTTAGTGATATTAGAAGTCTTCGATACATGGTCCTCCTATTTCAATGTGAATCCCAACAAGCTATTGTCAGTAGTTTTGAATTGTGCTTCGATGCGGTCCATTTCTCGCTGTATCGCGACGTGTCTATTTATCTTCGCTCCAACGTAGTGCACGATTAACGTGAGAGCGACAGCAACGCAGAACAGTGAGAATTTATCAGTGAACGTCATGCACTTCCCTTTCTCGGCCTACCTGGTTTACGTAAGTCACCCGTTGCGATAGCCTTAAGGCTTCTGGGGTGCGTTCGTTTGTATTCGCGGTATGAATTTAAGGACTCAATACGACAGGCCGTTATGTCGTCGATGTCCCGTGGTCTGTCGACTACCTTGAATCTTTTGTACAGCGAACGCTCTGCTTTTATTAATGCGGTCAGTTTATTCATACAGGCTCACACCGCGCTTTCTCGCAACCGGTGCATTCCCCGTTCTGCTTGATATATTCGACGTCGACGGAATGCGTGCAAAACCTTCGACAAACAGGGCATTCCCTGCCGTAGATGTAATCTGCCAGCGCTCCTTCTTGATAGGCGATAAAGTCATATAGCAAGGTGATTTCTTCGGCGGATGCCTGACGGTAGCGTACGTAGTCGCGGACAGTGGCGGTTAGCATTTCGTTGATCTTCATAAGTCACCGCCATCTTGAAAACCCGTGAAGACCGCCAGAGCAATTAGCGCAACGATGATGCCTGATGCAATGACAAATAGGTTCATAGTGGTCCTTTCAAAGAGGGGCGGGGATGACGCGGCGCACCCCAATTGTTAACCGCGTCAGTAACGCACCCGCCCAAGGATTAAGATTTAATGACGTTGACTGCTTGCAAACCCCGCTCAGCTTTTTGAACGTCGAAGGTAACCTTGTCTCCTTTTTCAAGCGTGCGATATCCCGTTCCCTGAATCGCGGTGAAATGGACAAATAAGTCCGGACCGTTATCCTGTTCAATGAACCCATAACCCTTTTCAGATTTGAACCACTTGACTGTACCGCTGGCCATACTACTTCCTCCGTTTTGATGTGTTTAGTTATCCCCTCCCTATTCTGGGGATGATAATGTTCGTTGTAGGCTCTTGGCTCTTTGACGCTCTACGAACCGCATTCAGCGCGCAGAGTGCGTAGCCTTGAGCTCCGGTCCACTCGTGTCCGGATAGATTCATTTTCGCCATCGTTTCGAATGTTGGGTCCGACACGACTTTGACCTTGCCGTTGCCTATGTCTTCGAATGTAATCGTGATCTTTGCCATGCTCTTACTTCCTTTCTCGCGGTGTGCGTTTGTTTTTGCGTTCATATTCCAGAACGTCTGGCAAGCAATAGAACACACGCGCGCATCTGTATTTGCCAAGCTTCACATAGGCTGGTCCGCGGCCTTCGACGCGCCAATTCTTTAGCGTATCGGGGTCCATATTCCAGCGCTCTGCGAGCTGCTCTGTGCTTAATCTAATGTCGTCTGTCTCGGTCTTCATGCCTAACACCACCTTTCGTTATATTGGCAATTCCTCACCGTTGAGGACGTCGACGTCGTTGGTCGTCAGTGGTCGAATCGTTTCAATGTTTCTAAAAACTGTTGCCTTGCCCTTGATGTCCTTAGTCTCAGGGATAAACGCGACTCGGACGACCAGTCTTTCTTTGTGTGCTTCCTGCATCACAGCGTAATGGGTAGACGAGAAGGACGAGTACCAGTTGCCTTTGATCTTGCAGCCGTACTTTGTCCACGGCTTACCGTTCGCCGTGCCGCTTTTGGTCATCACGTCTTCGATAACGCCATCGATAACCGTGCCGTTAGTGATGTCAACAGCAGCCGGTGGTTCCGGCTCAGGTGCTGCTTCTGGCTCAGGTTCTGGTCGGTCCGCGGGCGGTTCCTCAAGCACCGGAGCTTTTACAACCTCGGAGGCACTGACCGTTGCATCGATGATCTTGCCAAGTCTGGTCGGCTTGGTCGAAGGTTCCGGCTTAGCTGCGTCTTCGCCCTTAAGATCGTACATATCGTCGTCGCTTTGGATAACCCTGTGGAAGTCCTCAAGGTCGGTCGACATGGGAAGACGCTTTGACAAGCGGCGAATGGCCGTCTTGCGTCGCATTTCATCTGCGAACGGACCAGACCAAGGACCGCTATCCTTGGCACGGCTGACGTTCCTGACCGCCTGGACGTCGTCTTCGGTCATTTCTTCGAAGTACAGTGCGCCGTCTTTGGTGATGGCATAGGCGAACGTCAGAACCACGGCGCCGCGGTCCTTGCGAGCCTTCTTAAACTTGAAGTGTTGCCCTTTCTCGTCAATCCATGAGTCGTACTTGTCGTTCTCATAGACAACTTGAGCATCAAGGCTTGAGAGCTCACCGCTGTTGCGAACCTTCTTTAAGATGCCTCCAACCATCGGCATGTATTGGGCCGTCAATCCGCCGTCCCTGGTCTTGTAGGTGACCAGTGCGGCTTCTCGGCCGTCAGGCAGAAGGCCGTCTTGAGCTGCCTTCATGCAGGCGTTAAAGAGCGATTGCCGGTTCGCCTGGACCAGCAGTACGTTATTTTGAACAGCTGTCAGTAGCACGCGTTCAAACTTCGCCGGTGGAATCTGCGGCGGTAGAGCTGCCGCAAATTGCGGCTGCATCTTTGTGAGCGTGCCTTGCAGCTCAGTAAGGGGTGAAATTGCGGTTGTCATTAGACTGTCTCCTTTACTCGTTTCCAGTTAACTCGGAATGTGCGGAATCCTTTCCGCTCGTACGCTTCAATCCAGGTCGGACCCTGGACGCCGGCGTTGATTGAGAACCCGTCACCGGTGACCTTCTCTGCATCACCGATCTTCAAAAGCAGCTGAGCCTTAATGCCTTCCCGTTGCGTCTCGGCTTCTTTGATAGCGTTGCCTAATTCTCGATATCTACTCGCCAACTGTGCGATTTCCGCATCACCTCGGGCATCGAAAATCTTTCCAGGGTCCGCGTATCCGTAGAGTCGGGCGATGAACTTGGCGTCACGCGAGAAGTCAGGCACCGGTTCCTTACCACTTGCGATGGTGAACCAGAACGAAGCGACCTGGCTCTTGATAGCATCGATAATCTTGGCGTCTGGCTCCCGCTTGATAAGCACAAGGCGATTGCCACCGACCAAGGCGCCGATATAGCAGAAGGCACGTCCACTGACTGCCAGCTGGTGCTGTACCTGAATCTCGATGTGGGGTGGGGCTTCAATGTTGCCGGCATCATCTTCTGCCCAGCCGTTTTGGAAGGCGAGGCTGTCAACGTTCTTGATTTCGAGCAGACCGCGGTAGTCCTTTCCCTTATAAGAGGGGCCAGGTAAGGGGCCACCGGCATCGATAGCGAAGTCGAAGCTGGCTCCCATCCTGAGCTGGTCATCGCGCATGTACTCAGTCATCCGGCGCACCTGCCAGCCCTGGTCTTTGGCGATTCCTTCCGCGATGGCGTCCTGAAGTCGATTGCCCCATTTCATGCGCTCGTTTGATTCGATTTCCACAACAACCTGGTCCCGCTTACGGTGCCAGAGCTCAAACAAGGTACAATAGGGGCTAACCCCAAAAAGAGCTGCCACCTCGGTTGAGGTGATGTCTTGAGCTCGCAGCTTCAACCAAGCCGCTTCGTTCTCCGGGTTGATGACTTGAATTGCCATGTGCTCGTCCTCCGATGTTTAGCTATGCCTTATTACGGTGTTGAGTATATCGCAACACTATTGTGCTGTCAACAACAATTTAAAAAAAGTTTTTGCGAGTGTTTCGGAGGTGCTACGGTCGAACTACATTGATGATGAAACTAGGGACGGAGCCAGACGACAGGAGCGACCCAATCGAAGGCGACGTTCTCCGCAGCGGTGAGTGTGCCGTAGAAGCCGGACATGAGGTTGAACGTTCCAGGCTTGTAGCCGCGGAGAACGAAACCCATAGTAGGGCGACCGTCTTTCGGTGCAGCAAGGCAGAAACGCCCTACGACATCTGCACTGGCAGGCTGTGGCTTGAGCGCATAGAGAAGCCAGCCGTCGATTAGATCATGTTCGGAACGGCCTGTACGGCAGCGAACAGCAACACAGTCCGGCGGCAAATCCGCTGGCCCAGGTACGAGCTCAGGATTTTTGGAATCGAGCAAATGTAGATTCGCGGACTGGTCGACGTAGCCGATAACGGGAACGGTGCGGGCACCATCGTCAGGAACGGCGATGCCTGCGTGGCGGATGACGTCTGCAAGAGGAACATCGAGAATGTCTGCGAATTGGCGTGCCTCGTGAAGCTGCATCGCTCGCTTGCCGCGAAGCATAAGCGAAAGCGCAGAAGGGTCAAGCGGCTTGCCGTGGCGCCCGCGAATCTTACGAGCAAAACGCCGCTGCGAACCGTAGGGGCTTTTCCTTATCAGATCATTGAACCATTCTGTGTCTATCTTCATTGTCCCGTCTTCTGGGTTTTGTTTTTCCGCAATGAGTGTTGCACAAATCCAAACACCAGTCAATCTCGTCGGTGTCTTCTCCGACGGGAAAATTTCGCTTGACAGAACATTGCGAAAATCATAATATGTTGGGTAATTCTCAATACCAACCAGCAACAGAGGACGAAGTGTCTATGCAACTATCCCCAGCTGAGTATGTCATCCATGTGTTTAAAGGAGTGAGGCCAGCGGCTCGCGCTATCGGTCGATGCCCTGCCAGTGTCTCGCGCTGGAAAGAACCGAAGTCAAAGCGCGGTCTCGATGGAAACGTACCGCACGCGGTGCAGCGGAAGATTCTTGAGCTCGCCAAGGCGTTCGATCTGGACATTACTCCTGACGATCTCATTCATGGTCGGCGTATTTCGAAGAAGAAGATGAAGTCGTAATTTTTTTGTAAACCGTGATGCGGAAATCACAATGGCACAGATTCAAGATGAAATTCCAATGCCGAAGAATGAGAACCCGAAAGTTTACTGGCGTTCTCATGTTTGTCAGCCAGGAGCTAAGCGCGAGTCAAAGGCTGGCGCTGTCCGTTATGTGTTAATGCAACCGGCTCTTGACTCTCGTTACGCAGTGGGGACGTGCCCCAACTGCAAAAAACAGATTGTTGCTGAATACTAAACATGAGTCTCACCCTACGCCCCTATCAGCAGGACATCATCGACCAAGCCCGCGAGCTCATGCGGCAGGGGGTCCGATCAATCCTGCTGCAGCTGCCTACCGGCGCCGGCAAGACCGTACTAACAGCCAAGATGCTGAAGACGTCTGCCGAAAAGGGTATGGGTTCTTGGTTCGTGGTTCACCGTCGCGAGCTCATTAAGCAATCCATTCGGACTTTTGAAACGGTCGGCGTGCGTCATGGGGTAGTCGCTAACGGCTTTTTTGCAGACCATCGACAGCTTGTGCAGATTGCCTCAGTCCAAACGTTAGCGAATCGCTATGTACGCCTACGCCGGCCGAAACTTATTGTCTGGGACGAAGCCCACCACGTAGCAGCGGCCGGCTGGTCCAAGATATTCGACGCCATCCCTGACGCTTTCCATATCGGACTTACTGCAACCCCTGAACGCTTAGACGGAACCGGACTCGGTCGCTGGTTTAACCAGATGATTCAGGGTCCGTCTGTCTCGTGGCTTATCGAAAACGGATTCCTTGCACCTTACCGACTCTTCGCACCAGGAGGGGTGAACCTTGCCGGCGTTCACACGCGCATGGGCGACTTCGTTAGGTCGGAGTTACAGGCTGCCGTGGATAAGCCGACTATCACCGGCGATGCCATACGACACTACCAACGATATGCCAACGGAAAACGCGCCGTCGTCTTCTGCGTCTCAATCGAGCACAGCAAGCACGTCTGCGCACAATTCAACCAAGCGGGAATCCCCGCGGCCCACGTCGACGGAGAAACGGAGGTAGACGAACGGGACAACGCAATCAGGAGGTTTGAAAATGGAGCAATCAGGGTACTGTGCAACGTTGAATTGTTCGGTGAAGGTTTTGACCTTCCGGCTCTGGAAGTGGCGATTCTGCTTCGTCCTACCCATAGCTTGGGTCTGTACCTACAGCAAGTCGGACGAGCGCTGCGAACAAACGAAGGAAAATCTGAAGCCATCATCCTGGACCACGTCAACAACGTCGAACGCCACGGCTTGCCAGATGAAGATAGAGCCTGGTCCTTATCCGGACGAGGCGAGCGATCTAAGCACAACGTCGATTCTACGGCAAGCGTACGTATCTGCCCCAAATGCTTTGCGGCCCAGTTTCCTGGAAGAACCTCCTGCAGCTTCTGCGGTGCGCCGTTCGAAGTTAAGGCGCGCGAAGTCGTATATCAAGAAGGCGAGCTGCAAGAAATCGATACTACACAAATCCGCCGTCAAAGGATGCGCGAGCAAGGGCAAGCGCAAACGTTCGAAGACTTAGTCGAGCTCGGTAAAGCTCGTGGATATAAACGCCCGCACCTGTGGGCGAAACATTTATGGAATGCGCGACAAGCGCGAAAACTAGAAAGGGGGATTGTATGACCGTTGAACCGTTGGTCGAAGATGACCAAGAATGCTTTGCCGGCTCCCGGTGTATGGGAGTCATCTTAATTATGGCGCTCACCGGATTTGTCTGGCTTCTGGTCGGTATTGCTGTTGGCTGGGCTATCTGGGGTGGTGTCTCATGAGTTGTGTATGCCAAGCGACAGGATGCGAGATTCGCGTTAAGAGCAACAAGCTGTTTTGCACAAGGCACTGGCGCATGGTGCCTTACAAGTTTCAGCTCCGGATTTTAGAAGCGTACGACTCGGCCAAGTCATCGGAGCTGAACTATAAATGGATTTCAGCTGTCAAGGACGCTATACGCGTCGTCCGCGACATCGAGGAAAGCAGTAAGCAACGCGTTTAAACCGTCTTCATTCCCTTTTATATGCCAGAAACATCTTTATTGCGTGACATTCAGGTCGCACTATCGCGAGCTGGTGCGCGCGTCTTTCGCAACAACGTCGGCTTATTTACGACAGACAGTGGCGCGAAGGTGCGTACTGGTTTGTGCGTTGGGAGCTCTGACCTAATTGGCTGGACTGCGAACGGGCGATTCCTTGCCGTTGAAGTCAAGACACCGAAGGGTCGACTGACCCAAGAGCAAATACATTTTATCGATGCCGTGCGAGCTCATGGCGGTGTGGCTTTCTGTGCTCGTTCGGTTGAGGAGGCGATAACCAAGCTAAACGAAGGCCAAACTATATGACCGAATACGATTTTAAAGGGCTTGCCCGTGCCCTTCTTTCACGGGCGCGTGAATTACTCCCTATATGGTTGCCAGGGGGAAAGCTTGTTGGACATGAATATATGTGCGGCAGTCTGCGGGGTGAGCGTGGAGACTCACTACGCGTAAACATCAATACAGGCCTGTGGGCTGATTTTGCAGGCGTCGACAAGGGTGGCGACCTTGTCTCTCTCTACGCA